TCGCCGATGCCAAGGTCGAGCTGGCCAACCTGAACCGCAACAACGCCCTGCTGGCCAAGCTGCGCAACGCCCGGCCACAGATCGCCGACAAGCTGTGGGGCATCGTGCTGGCGCTGGTCAGCAGCGAGTTCACCAAGATCCGCGGCACGCAGACCGTCGTCACCCGCTCGGACAACGGCTTCCAGGTCGACGGCCGGCGCATCGGCAAGGGCGGCTTGTCAGGCTCGGCGCTCGACGCACTGGGCCTGGCCATCCGCTCGGCACTGACTCGCACGTTCCTGCCGGGCATCTCGTTCATGATGCTCGACGAGCCGGCGGCGGCGTGCGACGATGAGCGCGAGATCAACATGCTGGGCATGATCGCGGCCAGCGGCTTCGCGCAGGTGCTGCTTATCACGCACAGCGAGCATGCGGATGCGTTCGCAAGTCAGGTGGTGCGGCTGTGAAGCTCGAGGACATGATCGACTCGATGGGCTGGATCCCGCTGAAGCGGTACATCCAGATCACCGGCGAGAAGAAGTCCACCCTGCACATGCGCCGCATCAACGGCGTGTGGAAGGAGGGCGTGCACATCGCGACGCCGCCGGGAGGCGGCGCCTACATCAACTTCAAGGCGGTTGCCGAGTGGTGTGCGGCGAGTGCGCGCCCGGTGCACGACGTGCCCAAGCTGCTGGCCGAGCAGGTGCGCAAGGAGCTGAGCGAGGCTGGCAGCTAGCGGATCAGACCCTGGCGGAACGCCAGGGTCACCGCGTGCGTTCGGGTGAACGCGCGCAGCCTGTACAGCACCGCCCGCATATGATCGCCCGCCGTGGTCTGGGAGCACCCCAGCTGGCGGGCGATCATCTTGTCGGTCAGCCCCTCGGCGGCCAGCTGCAGGACACGCAGCTGCTTGTCCGTCAGCGGGTCGCCAGGCTTGCCGTGCAGAAGGCTCATGGCGTCAGCAGCATCTTGCCGTTGCCGAGCAGCTCGGCATGGCAATCCTTCATCACGTTGACGCAGTTCGCCATGAACACGTCCATGGGACCCTTCTCCTCTTCCTGGATCACGCCATCGCCGTTGGCGTCGAACGTCTGCTTCCAGGCCATGAAGTAGTCGGCATGCAGGCTGTAGCCGCGCTTCTTGCGCCCCGTCGCCGCGTACATGTCCGACGACAGGCCCATGTTGGTGGCCAGCTCGGGATCGCCCACCGGGATGTCGTAGATCACCTCGTAGGAGATCTTCGGCAGCGCCACCGGATGCGTCGCCGGGCACGACTTGATCTTGCCTGTCGGATCGAGATCCCAGCGCGTGGTCGGGTAGCTCATGTGCGACCGATGATCGGCACTGTCGAGGTCCACGCCGTTCCAGCACTCCGGAAAGTAGATGACCTGCCACATCTTCGTGCCGCCAGGGCAAGGCGGGATGAAGGTGCCCTTCTCGATCACCACGGCCGCGGTCTCGGTCGTCACAGGGATCACCTCGAAGGTGTCCTTGTGCAAGCCGTACTGCTGCGGCGTGTTCCAGCCCACGCACTTGTACTCGATCTTGCCGGCGTTGACCGGAGCGTCGTCGGTCATCTTGGCGCCGGCCACCATCTTCAGACCGAACGGCACGGCCGACAGCTGCGGGTGCTGCGCGCGCTTGAACAGGTGCCCCCACTTGTAGTAGATCATCACCTGTGCCGACAGCGGCTTGCCCGTGCGCAGATCGATCGACGAGGGCACCCAGAGCGCGGTCCTGTTCAACGCCCCGCCGCGGCAGTTCGACTTGCCCATCAGCAGCGCCGCAAGGTCGGTGTAGGCGTCCAGCGCGTCGTTGCCGAAGACCGTATGCAGGTGCGACACACCTGGCTGGTTCGGGTAGACGATCGGATCGTCGAAGGTGAAGTGCGAGAAGAAGCAGGTCGTGCGAAACGCCCCACCGGACTCGGTCGTGTACTGCGTGGGCGGCACGCCTTGCTCGTTGCCGAGCTTCTCGAGATCGGTGCCAGGGTGTGCTACGGGGATCTCGCTCATGACGACTTCGGCCATCTCGTGGCCGGCCATGAGCGAGTTCGGCCCACCCTTGACGCCGGCCATCGCCGGCACGCCCAGCAACAGCAGGGCAAACGCAACTAGCAACTGCTTCACGACATCTTCTCCGCTTTGGCCTCGACACGATCGAGGGTTTCACCGAGCGTGGCCTTGGCCGCCGCAACTTCTTCGTCCGACACCTCGACGGCGCCGGTGCTGATCGCTTCCTTGAGCAGCGGCATCAGCACGTTCTGCAGCGCCACTGCATCGTTGATCGCCTGCACCAGGTCGATGGTTCTCATTTCACAGCTCCCTGTTGTTCGCGCAGCTGCCGCTCGTACTCGATCAGCAGCGGCTGCACGGATTGAAGAATGCTTGTGCCGTCGCATGGCTCGACCTTGCAGCTGGCAAGCAGCCGCTCGGCCTCCTCGACCTTGGCCCGCGCCTTCTTGGCGGTGGCGACCCGCGCAAGCGCGGTGGCCTTGTCGATGCGGCCACGGTCGATGCCGTTTTCGATCAGCAGCACGTAGGCGTTGATCGTCTGGTAGGCCTTCTGCGTGGCCTGGTTCTTCGTCGGCGTGCTGGCGCAAGCCGCGAGGAACGCCAGCACGAATGCCAGCAGGAACAGCTTGAGGGCCTTCACTGCGTCGCCTCCGCGAAGTCGACGTAATACTTCTTGCCCGGTTCGAACTTGCCGAGCAGCGCCGGGTTGTTGATGTGCACCTCGCACGTCGCCGAGGGGGTCCACTTCGCGAACGTGTTGTCCTCGTCGCTGCCGTCGGCCGGGTAGCCACCCGACTTCGCGACCGCGGTGAACTTCACCTTCTCGCTCTTGTGCTCGCCGCTGCCGAAATGCTCGACGCTGCAAACTTGAAACTTGGCACGCATGAGGGCCATCGGAATCTCCTGATCAGATTGCCGCCTGTCCCGGGCGGCGCGGGACTACACGATCGAGACGTGGCTGAGCGCTTCTTGCGCAGCGGCGTACAGCGCGCGCCGCTCGACTTCGCCGTTGTTGCCGCCATTGATGCGCCGCGTGGTGCGATCGAACTCGCCCTGCTCAGCCATCTTGTTGCAGCCCGTCGTCGCCCAGTACCAGCCGGCCGTCATCACGGCGTCTTCAGGCTGCAGCACGAGCTCGGGGTGATCCTTGTAGGGCCGCCCAGCGGCATCGCCGGCGGCCATGTAGATGGCGCGGCCAGTGAGCTGGAAGAGACCACGGCCGCGGTACCGCCAGCCATCGCCGCTGCTGACATCACCGTTGCCGTTGATGTTGGCGTAGGCCAGGTTGGCCAGCTCCTTCGGCTTGCGGCAGTAGCTGGCCAAGGTGCCCAGGCCCAGCGGCTGCAGCCGGCGGTAGGCGTTGAAGATCGCCTGCGGCGTCTTGTAGTACAGGCTCTCTTCGAGGTGCGTGAAGTTCGCGCTCTCGTGCATGGCCTGCGCGATGAACGCCGCCTGCTGCAGATTCGTTCGGATGTCGAATCGCTTGAACGCTTTGTCCAAGTGCGGAGCAAACAGCTTGGCCTGCGTCGGTCGAACACCGCAAGCCAACAGACGGGGAACATCGATCGTCATATGGGTTGGAAAGCGGTTTCGCTTTCGGGTTCGCTTATGGAGCCCTCATTCTGCGCTTCCTAACGCAAAACGCAACCTGTAATGTGTGTCAGTGCTTGGTCGGACCGACGAATGCGTGGTATAGGCCAGCCAGGCCGGTGCCAATTGCAATGGCCCAGGGCAGGAAGACCTTGACCTTCTTGCGCAGCCACGTCGCATGGGAATCCTCGAGCAGCATCTGGCGCAGATGCCTCAGCTCTTCCGCAGACAGCGGCGGCGGATTCATTGGGGAATATGTTTCCAAACCGCCACTGTCTTCGTCGTTCATGATCAGGCAAAGGTAATGCTGAGGGTGTCTGCATCGTAACTCGGTGCAGCGCCGCCAGATGATACCGTTTTCGGAACACTTGGTGTGCCCCAGAAAAGCAAATTCCCCGCAGTAATAGCATCGTGAATACCCTGACCGTTCACAGTTCCCCAATCGGCATTCGGAGAAGCGAAGGTAATTGCGGCGTTATTCGCGATTCGGCCGGTGCTGCCTGTGCTCGCCACCGTGGTGCCGGCGCCCTGAGTGCCGCACAGCGACGTCAAGCTGGGCACCAGCGCGACCCGCGCGTAGTTGCCGGCTGAGAACTCGGTGCCGCCGCCGGCGTTCGTCGGCGCCGCGCTGAAGAGGCTGCAGTACAGCGTGGCTGGCCAGGTGTATGCCTGGCCGCGGAAGATCAGGTCGATCATCTTGTTAGCCAGGTAGTCGCTCATGCCGCCCACCAGGCCCAGCGTCATGTAGAGCGACCCGGCCGGCAAGCTCACCGGATCGCCGCTGTTGATCGTGATCGGCGCGACCAGCGGCAGGTAGAACCACATGTTGCCGCCACTCGAGGTATCGAAGATGCCCACGTGCGTTGCAGTGCCCCACGCAGAGCCTGCAGTGCCGAAGTTGACGGCACTGTTGTTGCTGGTCGCATGGCTTGTGCCGGTGCTGGCCAGCGTCGTGCCGCCGCCCTGCGTGCCGGCCATGGCGGACAAGCTGCGAGTGATGCCTTGCCGTAGGTAGCTGGTGCCCGACAGCTCCGTCAGCGAGCTGTCCGTCGGCGTGCCGCTGAGCAGAGCGACATACCAGGTGGCAGGAAGCGTGAGCCCCTGCGCACGGACAAAATCGGCAAGTTTGTTCTCAGCGTAGTCGGTGATGTAAGACATCGGATCTTCCTTTAAGCGCCGCCGGAATTTGCACCAACTTCCGCACGGATAGTGATCTGAGCAGACTGCTGCAGGGTCTCGCTGGCCACATCTCGAATCTCAATCAACAGCACGCATTCGAGAACTGTTGGCTGTGCCGCCCCGTTAGTAAGTGTCCAGGTGCGGTTGGTGTCCATCGACAACCAGCTGCCAAGTGCGGTCCCGGCGGGGATCGTGCCCGACACGAGCGTGGCGCGCATCTGGAACAGCGCCGCAGACGACGCTTCCACTGGCGAGATCGTCAGCCATTGCCCGGAGATGACCGTGGTGACGGGACTGCTGATACCGTTGTTCTCGGTCTTGTACGCGCGGCCGTTGTTCTGCAGCCCGAAGGTCGCAGTAGCGGTAAAGCCCGCCTCGACCCCGGAACTCACCGTACGGCTGGTCAGGCTCACCAGCGGCAGGAATTCACCATCTCCACCCAGATCCGCAGCCCCAGTGACCGGGTCTTGAATCTCCCCTGGGCCCGGCAATAGCGCGTTATCTGCGGAGTGGATACGCGGATCGTCGATCTCCGCGGTGATGCTGTACAGCTGCGCACCGTCATCGGTCGTGCCGCCGTCAGAGATGCTGCTGATCTTCACCAGCTCATCGCTGCTGCCTTGCACGCCGAACAGGAACCGCGGCCGCTCGCGATTGCCGTCGTCGAGCACCAGCGTGAAGTCCGGCAGCGCCGGCAACGTCACGTCAAACGGTGTGGGCCCGGGCCCGACCGCAACAGGCGTGGTCAGCGTCCCGTCGTCACGCATGAGCGTGAGGTAGTTCGACGTCGTGAAGACCGGCGGCTCGCTCAGCGTCATCACGCGCGTGCCGCTGTCCCAGGCCACCACGTCGCCGGTCTGCCCATAGCCGTAGATCTCCGGCATCCAGCGCACAGGTGCCATGTAGGCCGGCAGGATGCCTTGCATCTCCGTCACGCACGACATCGTGCGTCGACGGTAGAGCATGCGCGCAGCCTCGTAGCGCCCCTCCCGCTCTGCGTGCTTCGACCCAGTGATCCCCTCCAGCTTCATATGCACCGGCTTGACCATCGTGCTGACCCCTGGGCAAGGGCACTCGATGGGCAGCCAGGTCCAGCTGCGGTTGTTAAAGTATTGGACGATCACACCGTCCGGCGTCTCGGTCTTCTGCAGCACCTCGTCGACAGACATCGAGCCGGGCTGCGTGTTGCGCGCGGTGAAGGCGGTCACACCGACCGTGGCCAGCTCATCCCGCGCGATGCTCAGGATGCCGTAGCGGCGGAACACGCGCGCTCGACCTGCGCGTGCGATCAGCTGCATCGCATCCCACGCATCCATCGTCACGTCGAAGTTGTAGTCGAAGCGGTCCTGCCGCGCATCCCATGTCAGGCTGTAGTCGTAGAAGGACTGCAGGTCGATGCGGCTGTCCGCCATTCCCAGCCCCCAGACCGAGCTGGTGGCAAGCTCGAGGATCCACCAGGCAGGGTTGCGCGTGTGCGTCGCCGCTTGCCACACCAGGCTGGAGTTGAGCGTGCGGCACTTCGCTTGGAGGATCAGGGCCAAGCTGCGCTGGCTGAGTTGGCTCAACTGCTCGCTGGCGCGCATCACGATCTCGTAGTGCGCGACGTTGGGATTGAGCGTTGGCGACGTCTCCAGGTAGGCACGCAGACCCGCCCACTGGATCTCATCAAAGTCGCGCCCACTCGGGCTATCCGAATTCGTGCGGACCACGCGCACCTCGACACGCATCGCACTGGGCAAGGTGTACTTCACGGTCCAGCGCTGAGGCTTAAGCGTGTTGTTGGCGCGTGACTCGTTGCCGAGCACCGACCACAGGGCAAGGCCCGCACCGAAGTCGTCGATCGGCCGGTAGTCCACCCGCCACGTGGCCTCGCGCGTCGTCAGCGAGCCGTCGTCGTTCTGGCCGCCCAGCCCATGCGGCGCGATGATGTCGATGCCGATGGCCGTGGCTTTCAGCCCTGGGCCGCATGCCGAGAAGGGGCCGACGACCTGCGCGTCCTGCATGTCCTGCCCGGTCACCTCCGGCGCGGTGATGACGTTCACCAGCGCCTGCGAGGGCTGCACGCCAGGTGCCAGGTACTGGCTGACCAGCACGTCGTCGAAGTGGGTGATGATGGTGTCATCGATCAGCGCGCGCTCGACGTCGTAGTCCCCGACACCGACCACCAGCACCGCGTAGTAATACTGGTCCGACTCGTCGTCGTACTCGAGATACGGCTGGCCGGCAAAGGGCGGCAGCACGCGGATGCGGCCGCAGGCGCGCGGGATGGGCGCATCAGGCTGCGCCTGATTTCCGCTCAGCGAGACCGAGTAGGTCGGCGACGGCTGGTCAGGCGTCGTCGGCGGCTTGATCGGCAGGAAGACGTTGGCGGCCACGCTCGCCGAGATCGCCCACAGCGGGTTGCCGGTGTAGATCGACAGGATCGCGCCGGCGATCTGCAGCAAGCCGCGCAGAGCCTCCCGGTCCTGCGGATACTCGACGAACTCGACGACATCGCCAGGCCGCACGCGGTACAGCGCCCAGTCCTCACGATGCACGTAGTCCGGGCCGCCGTTGACGCGGCACACCAGCAGGCCCTGCGTGGCAGGGGCAAGCTCGGCCAGCGTCGCGCCGATGTGCACGGGCCGCATGTCCTGCGCACGCAGGCCGGCCAGCGGGTTCCGGCACACACCCACTACGGGAAGAAAACTCACAGTCGCCTCCAGATCTCGAGGTCGCCATACCCCTCGGCGAGCACCTCGGCAATGGTCTGCCGCATCACGCAGCCCACCGGGCCACGAGCAGACTCGTAGCCATTCGCATGCAGCACGTACAGCTTGCCCTGCACGTCGATCATCACGCCCACATGCCGGCCACTGCGCCCGCGCATGAGCACAATGTCATCGGCCTGCGCCGGCTCCTGCACGCAGCGCCAGCCGTGGTGCTTGACGATCTGCTGCATGGCGCGCACGTTGGTGTCGGTGCCGACGTACACCTCCGGCAGGTCCAGCCCATAGCGCAGGAGAAAGACATCCCGCACCAGCCCCCAGCAGTTGAAGGCGTGCGGCCCCATCGCGCCGCTGCGCCATGGCTTGCCGATGTAGTCGTAGGCCCAGTGTTTCATCGCGCGTACAGCCCCGGGTATTCGGTCACCTTGAACGTCAGCTTGGGGATCGCGATGTTCACCGGATCACCGAAGCTGGCACGCAGCACGACGTGCGTGTCAGCCACACGCACGCGGTCGAGCTCGAGCTTCATCGTCGGCAGCCTGGCCGGGCCCGTCAGGTCGTTGCTCGCATAGAGCCGCTCGATCAGCGTCCAAGGCTCGAGCGAATCGCGCGCCACCTTCAGTGCCTCGCTGACCAGGCCGCTGACGTTGCTGATCGTCAGCGACACCTCAGGGGTGGCGGCGACGTCTGACTCCTCCGGCGGTGTCGGCTCGACTGAGGCCGCGAGGAACGTCACGTACGTGCTCGGGTTGATCGGCGCCGTGGCTTCGAGCTGCGCGGTGATCGACTCGTGGTTGCGCACGAAGCGCACCGGCGCGCTGAGCGTGGGGTGGTAGAGCTCGAAGGCCGACAGCACCGCGTAGGTGACCGGTGCGTACGTGGCCGACTGGGCAAGCGCTTCGCTGAGCTGAATGCCCCGGTACTTGGGAAGGTAGGTAGGCATCGATCACCCCGAAAGCGCGCCGGCGCCACGCAGCGTGACGACAGCGTTGACACGCCACACGGCGTCACCGTCTTGCTCGTTGCCCACCTGCTGCCACACCGGCGTGCCGACGAACTGCCGCACGTGGCTGCCCCCGCTGGGCGCCGTCCAGGACGCTGTGAACCAGGCCGCGCCGTAGCTCAGGTCGTTCTGCCACCAGGCCTGGAAGATGGCCGCCTGGGCCGCGGTGAGCATCCAGGTCACGCGCTGCATCGCCTGGCGATCGCGCTGCGCCAGGCGGGACTCGCGCGGCCCCAGGCCGGGAGAGAAGCGCCGGCGCTCCTCGGCGGTGACCGGCGCCACTTCCGGATTGGGCAAGGTGCTGGGATAGCTCACAGCTTCACTCCCGTGACGGTGGATGTGCCGGCGGCCGAGCCGCGCGCCGCCCAGCGGCCCACGCCGCCGACCGTGCTCGTGCCCGCAGCCTGGCCGCGGTTGGCGAAGGTGCCGGTCGCGGCCGTCGTCGACGTGCCGTAGGACAGGCCCACGTTGTCACTGCGGGCCTGGGCCGTGGACGTGCCGGCCGCCGCGCCCGTGCCCGGCCGGATCGGCACAGCCACGGCCGTGGATGTGCCGGCGGCGCTGCCGGCGCGCGCCACGTTGGGCGGGCTGCGGCCATTCCCTGTGCCCACGCCGGCGGCCGTGCCCACTGCCGTCACGGTGCTGGGCGCCGGCGGCAGCAGCGCCACGGTGATGCCCAGGGACAGCTTCTTGTCGACCTGCGGAGAGGCGCTGCCCAGCAGCGCCGCGGTGACGCCCAGGCGCAGCGTCGAGGGCACCGGCGCGACCGTGGTGCCCGTGCCGGTCAGCCGCAGCCGGCCGCTGACGCGCCAGTCGGCGATCTGGCCGGGATTGGCCTCGTAGGGCTCCTCCCACTCGGCCGTCCACCACAGCAGCCCCGCGCCCTGGTTGGCCACCTGGGCGGCGAACTGCCGCTTGCCGGCCTCGAGGATGTCCTCGTACCAGTCGTCGACGGCGGCCATCTGCGATTCCGTCAAGTCCCAGTCCACGCGCACGATCCGCGGTGCCGTCGTGAATAGCCGTCGCGTGCGGCTGTGGCCAGCCGCGAATCCCACCGTGGCGAACACCGGAACAAGCTCGATCTCGTGCGGCGCCGAAAGAAACGGCGGCAAGCCGGCGGGCACGGTGAGCTCAGGCAATGCCATAGCCAACCTCCGGATCAATCTCGAATTGCAGACGCCACACGCGGTTCAACCCAAGCCGGCGAATGCGGCCTAGCGCAGGGCCGATCGGATACTCGACGGTGTAGCGGTCCTTCTGCTGACGCACATACAGCATGCCGTCGCGGATGTACGCGAAGATCACATCGCTGAAGGCGTTGTTGTATGTGCGCTTGTCATCCATGTGCAGCTTGAAGCTGGTAACTCCGACGTAGGTGTCCGTCTGGAACTGCGCAGTCAGCGAGTTGAACCAGTAGAACTTCGTCACGCCCTCGGTCATGTACGCCACCGCTGGCTGGATGTTGGTGTCGAAAGCGAGTGACACCGCGGTGATGCCGGGCGCGGTAGCGATGACCGTCACCGGCGAGCCGCTGACTGGCGACACCTTGACAGTCGAGTCCTCCACGTAGCACTTCCACAGCTGGTAGTCGCGCCCCAGACTCGCGTCGTTCAACGCAACGCCACCGCGCTCGTAGCTGATCATCAGCTCCGTGTCGGTATCTTCCGGTGCCAGAAACTCCGACACCAGCGCCGTATCCGATGCGACTCCCTGCGGCATCACCATGATCAGTGCCGTGCCCAGGCTTGCCGCAACGTCAGCGTCAGCACATTGGTCGACGTCTTCGGGATGTTGGGCGAGAACTCGATCTGATTGCGACTGAACGAACCATTGACGATGATCGCAATGGACTTGATCCCACCGGCCAAATTGCCTTGTGAAATCGAAGCGGTGATCGTGTAGTCCCGATAGAAGGTGCCATTCACATATGACAGCATCGACCCTACGGACATCGAAGCAGCCGAGCCGGAAGGCCCGCCCGCCGTAATGGCCCCCAGTGCCCCCGTATACGCAGTCGCCTGCGACGGGTTGCCCATGTATTGCCCAGAGGTGTGCAGACCGATCGCGATTGTCGTAGCAATGCTGAACCAACGCGCCGTGTAGTTGTACGTCGTCCCGCTGATGTCCACCGTCCCTGTGGAATCAGTCAGCTGCGGGTATGCGGTTAGCCGGTAGGTGACTTGAAGGATCTCACTCGAAAGGACCGTAATGGTAGTGGGCGAGCCACCGCCATCCAGGATGCGCGAGCGCGAGAACAGGGTCGAGGCTGAAGATGCCGTCCACCCAAGACCCAGCTCCGCCATGTTCCCCACGACTGCACCCAGCGCGAATTCATAGGTCGACGTGGTCTGTGTCTCGTAGTTCGGTGAACCCGCATTGGTCGTCGATTGGCCGATGACATTATTTGTCGAAGCAGACTGTGAAACAAGCGCGGTATCGGTGAACGCTGGGGCGGTGGTACCGGTACCGATTCGACAAAAATTGCCTACCGCACCGACTTGCTGCCCGATGCGATCCATCCCAAGATTGGTGATGAGGTTCGGAATCCAATCCGACTCATAACGAACCGACCGATCTGCACGCAAGATGCGCAGCTTGTAGTCGCCCTTCAAGCCAACTTTGATGCCTACCTTGATGGCGGTCATACGAGAGTGCCTCCAACTGGAACTGACGGAGCAATGTTGATTTCTTCAGGCGAGTGACTGTAGGTGACCAATGTCTCCACCAGCGTGCCGGACAGCGGAGTCGACACCAGAACGTCGAGCAGCTCCGGTGCGTTGTGGTTGTACGTGACCAGCACCTCCACCAGCGTGCCGGACTGCGGAGTCGACACCAGAACGTCGAGCAGCTCCGGCGTGACGTGGTTGTAGCTTTGCAGCGTGCTGACCAGCGTCCCAGACAGCGGGATCGACGGCGGCACATCCAGCTCTTCGATCGGCCACTGGATCAGGTACCCACCTACCGGTACCGATACGATCATCTCCAGCAGCTCGATCGGATCGAGCGGGTACAGCCGGCTGGTGTAATAAATCCGCTCCAGCGGCTGCAGCCGCACCTCGCACGTCACACTGACGCGCCAGGCGCCATTGCCCAAGTGCGCCCAGTGCGGTGTGGCGATCATCTTGCGCTGCGCGAACTTCCAGCCCTGCGGCAAGGGCCACACCGCGATGAACCACTTCGTGCCGTAGTTGAGATCGTTCGCCCACCAGGCCGCGAAGATCGCCGCCTCTTCCGCGGCGAACATCCACGTCAAGTCCTGCAGGTACAGCCGCGCACGGTGCCCTGCACGGGTTTCGCGCACGCCCCTCGTCGGCCCAACCACGCGCCGCTCGTCCGCGCGCAGCGGCCCCAGCTCCGGTCCACGCAGGATCGGAGGGTAGACGTGGTGGTTGCCGGCGGCCATTCACTCAGTTGCGCCGCGGCAAGCGGCCCGTCATGTTGACGCCCTGCGACTTGATCGCTTGCGCAGTCGAGCCACCCGTCACGATCTGCCGATTCACCTCGGCCACCACCGCGCGCACCATCAGCTTCATCTCGCGCTCGCCGTTGGGTTTGCGGGTCTCCGTCTGCGTGATCTGCGCGCCGTGGTTCTCGATGACGATCGAAACGTTGCTGCCACTGCCGGCGCCCTGAGCCACGACGCCCAGCGAGCCGTCGGGCCCGCGGCGCAGCGGCATGACAGCCTCCGGCCCAGCCTCGCCCAGCTCGCCCAGGGCCATGCCACCACCCTTCGCGAACTGGAAGATCGTGGGTCGATGGAACACGTCGCCCTTGGCGTACTGCTGCACGCCGCCCTTGAACGCACCGCCGTCAGCGAGAAACAGGCCCAGGTCCTCCATGCCGAAACCGAGACCGGTGCCGAAGCCGCCGCCAGCGAAGTTCCCCAGCCCGAGGCCACTGCCGTTGAAGAGGCTGCCAATCGAGCTGAAGAGCCCACTGATCGAGCCGCCCGAATTCAGCAGCTGCGCGATCCAGCTGCCCAGCGCGCTGACCGCATCCATCGCGCCACTGCCAAGCTGACGCAGACCGTCGACCGCCGGGTTGGCCGCGTTGCGCACATCGTCGAACATGCGCTTCGCATTGGTGGCGAGATTGCTGAAGGGGTTGTCCTGCGGCTGACCACGGTCGTTGCGCGCGAAGTCGCCGGTGGACGTCTCCTTGCGCTGGCCATAGGCAAAGCCCGCTGCCATCTTGCCGAAGTCGCGGAAGTACGGCGCAAGCTGCTGCTGGTAGACCTGCTTGGCCAGCTCATCGCGAATGAAGTTCAACAGGTCGCGGCCGCTCAGCTTGCCGGTCTGCACGAACTTCATCCACATGTCCTGGCCCTTCTGCACGACGCCAGTGATCATGTCGTCGTAGGCCTTCTGCATCGACCGCATCGTGTTCGCCCACTCTTCGGCGTCACGCTTCCACTGCGGGGCCACACTGCGCGTGGCGATCTGCGCGGCGCGCGCAGACTGCACATCGCGCTGCTCCTGGATGCGCCGCAGATCTTCCTCAAGCTCGGCCACGCGGGCGCGCAGCTTCGGCACGATCGGGTCGTTCTCCGCTGCCTTGTCGATGTCGCGCGTGAGGTCGCTGATGGCAAGCTGGGCCTTCTGGATCAGGCCGACGTACTTCTCGGCCTCGGCGTTGCGCGCGGTCAGCGCCGCCTGCTCTTCCGGCAGCAGGCGGTCGTACGCGAGCTTGGCGTCCATCTGCCGCTCCTGCAGGTCGACGCCTTGCCGCAGCTTCTCGAGCTCTGAATCGAGCGAACGGTCCGCACGGTTGGCCGCGCCTTGCTCCTTCAGGTCGGCGATCTTCTTGCGCTGCACCAGCTCCAGGTCGAGCCGCTTGAGCATCTCGTCGATGGCCACTGCCTCGGCATTGCCCTTGCTGACCTTGCCCTCCTTGGCCATCTGCCCGCGCAGCGTTTCGAACCTCGTCTTGTAGTCCTGCAGCAGCGCCAGCTCGGCGTCGTACTGCCGCTGGGCCAGATCCTGCGAGCGCAGCGCATAGCCAGCCTCGGAGATCAGCTTGCCCTCGTGCGACTTGTCGAGCAGCTTCTGCTCGAAGGCGTACATCTCCTTCAGCGTCTTCTCGCGCTCGGCGTACTCACTCTTCAGGTTGCTGGCCAGGCTGCCGGCAGCCTCAGGCTTGACCGGGCGCACGTTCTCACCGGTGGGCTTGGGCGCATTGGCCTGCGCATCGGCCGCAGCCGACACGCGCCCGCTCAGATCACGCAGCTCATCCAGGCGCGCAGTGATCTGCTGCTTGAGCTGCAGCGACTCGCTGTACGACTTCTTCGCCGCCTCGAGGTCCGCACGTGCGGCCGCAACGTAGGGGTTCTCGACGCTGGTGTTGCGCTTGTCGCCGGCCATCCGACGATCGAGAAGCTCCTGCGCCTTCTTCACGCGCTCCGCCTGCGCAGCCAAGTCGGTCTCGATCCCCTCCAGCGCCTGCCGGCCGGAATCCTGGATCGCCTTCTGGTCGCTTGCGTCCTTCTGCCCCGTCAGGGCCAGCCAGTTGTCGCGCGTACGCTTGACCTGGTCCTGCAGGTTCGCCAGCAGCGCCTTGTTCGCCGCCAGTGCATCAGCTTGAGCGTTGTTCTTCTTGCCGGAAGCCGCAGCCCAGTAGAGATCCCACGCAAGAATGCCGCCGGCGATGATGCCCCCCACCACCGGAATGAACCGGGCAAGCCGGCCCATACCGGTCAGCGCCGCGGTGGCGCCCGCCGCGGCGCTGGCTTCCGTCGCCACCGTGTCGGCAGTCTTCGCCGCCGTCAGGCCGCGGTAGGCCACCGTCAGCGAAGCGATGCCTGCAGCTGCGGCGGTGAAGACGTTGCTGGTCAGCATCGCCGCCTTCCAGGCCAGGTAGGCGATCGCGAGATTCTTGATCGTGTCCAGGTGCGTGACGAGATACACGCCCAGGTTGCCCACCGCCACCGCCAGGTTCTGCACGTTGGCCTGGAACTGCGGCGAGCCGAAGGTCTCGCGCAGGCGCGTGGAGATCGACAGGATCGCCGGCTCGAGACCTTGGAAGGCCGAGGCAAGCGAGGCCTGGAACGAGCTGGCCACCGAGGCCATCTGGTTCTTCGCGGTCAAGCCCAGGCGCGCCGCGGCAAGCGCTTGGTAGCCGAACGACTCGTCGATCTGCTTGCGGATCGCCGCAAGCTGGCTGATGCCCTGCTGCCCTTGCTCCTTGGACATCGTGTTGTAGGCGTTGATCAGCGCCACCAGGTCCTTGCCGCCTCGGGTGTTCGACAGGTCCTGAATGAAGCGCGTCTGATCCGGGCCCTTCAAGCTGTTGTACTTGCCGGCCAGCTGCTCGATCAGCGGCAGCAGTTCCTTGATCTTGCCGCTCTGCGGATCGAGCGCATCGATCTTCCAGGCGATCATGTTCCGGCGCACGATGGACGTGCTGCCCGACAGCTCGGCGTACATGTTCTTCAGCGCCGTGCCGGCCGCCGTGCCGCGAATGCCCAGCTGGCTCAGCAGAGCAAGGTTGGTCGCAACGTCAACCAGCGACTGCCCGTACAGCACGTGCACCTCGGAGGCCGACTGCATCGACTGGGTCAGCGACTCGACGCTCGACAGCGACACCGCCGCAGCCTTGGCGATCACATCGCCCACGCGACCGAAGCCGTTGGCCGAGTAGCCGAAGGCTGTGGCGATCTGCACCATCGACTGCGCCGCACGATCGATCGTCGTCGTGCCGGCGATGGCGAAGTTCATCACGTCGTTGATCGCCGTCTTCTGCTCGGCCACCGACAAGCCGGCCAGTGTCAGCTGCTTGAACGCCTCGGCGATCTGCCGCGGACCGAACGGGCCGGTGCGCGCCATCTCGAGCAGCTGCTCGTTGAGCTGGCCCACCGACTGCGCCGTCTCCTCGCCCAGGATCTTGACGACCGCCAGCTCATGCGCCACGTCGGCGCCGACCTTCACCGTCTGCACGAAGGCGTTGGACAGCGCCGCGCCGGCCAGCAGCGGACCCAGGTTGCCCCAGGTCAGGAACATCGCGTTGAAGCCGCTGGCCAGGCCGCGCGCCGCGCTGTGGCCATCGCGCATCGCGTCGGCCATGCCCTTGAACTTGGGCGTGCCGTCGGCGGCCACCTGGTTCGCCCCCTGCCCAGCAGCCTTCAGCGCCTGCAGGCTGCTCGCCGCCGACGCCGCGCCGGCGGCCGTGGGGCCGAACGTCGCCTCGACGTCCTCCCGCGACCGGCCAGCATCGAGCTGCGCGCGGGCGCGCACCTGGGTGCGCAGCTGGCCGCCGGCGTCACGCGCCTGGTAGGCCGCCTCCGCCTTGCGGATCCGGTCGGCCGCCTGCTTCAGCGCGTCCGCCTCGCGCGCCGCCGCGGCAAGCTGCTCCTCGGCGATCTGCAGCGAGCCGCGCTGCATCTTGGCGATCCAGGCAAGCCGGGCGTCCTGCTCGCGCTGCGCGGCGCGCTCCATCGCCTCGGCGATCTTGAGCGAGCCGACCTGCAAGCGGGCCTGCCAGGCGAGCGCGCCGGAGGCGGCCTTGGTCGCCGCCTTGTCCTGCTCCTCGGCGATCTTGAGCGCGCCGGTCATCATCTTGGCGCGCCACGCCAGCGCCGCGGCCTGCTCGCGCGCATTGGCCGCTTCGATCGCCTCGGCGATCTTGAGCGAGCCGACCTGCAGCTTGGCCTGCCACCCCAGGGCGGCCGACGCCGCCTTCGTGGCGGCCAGCTCCTGGCCCTCGGCGATCGCCGCCGAGCCGACCATCATCTTGGCCTTCCAGGCGAGCTTGGCGCGGCTCTCGCGCGCCTCCGCGGCCTCGATCGCCTCGGCGATCTTGAGCGAGCCGACCTGCAGCTTGGCCTGCCAGGCCGACGC